CGCAAGAACATAACTTTGATAATAACGAAGTGTTCGTTTCGTATATCATAGAGAAATATAATATTCCTTGTACCGAATTAACTGCGGCATGGAACTTTATACTCGACAATTTTATCAGCGAATATAGTGATGCGCACTACTTTTTACATCAATCAAATAAATTATTTAATCAACTTTGATACTTCGTTAACAACTTCCAGTACGGTTTTTGCTTTTCTAATCTTAGTTTTGACCGCAGGTTTCTTCGCATTTTTTACTGCTTCCATTTCAAACACAATTAATTTAATTTGGAATAAAAGTTCTTTTTGTTTATCTTCATCGAAGTTGAATAATATATCAGTAATGAGTTGAGCAGTATTTACTACACCATCTTTCTGGTTATGTAATAGACCATCAGATTTAGCTATCTCAATTACTGCTTCACGGTAGATAGCATCTTGTTCTCTAATATGTAAAGCAGTTGCTTCGTGCAAATCATCGATTGACATTTGTGTCAATAACCAGTTATACACTTCGTCTGATTCATCAGCATCACAATATTCAACTCTTATTTGCGTTTCTTGTTTTTCATCATCATCAAATTGCCAATGTATTTCTACAGTAGTTCGTTCATTGTTTGAAAAGTGAGCATGAATTAGTTTGTGACCTTCAATCATCTTATGTTCTCTCTAAATTAAGTTTAAATTCATTTTGATTGACAATGGTACCATTTGGAAATTCTTGAGCACGATAATCATCCGCAGTGGCAGCATATTTTGTATATGCCCCAGTAACACCAATCATTTGTTTATTTGCTATCTTTGTTCCTTGACGTGTGCCATTACCATTTACATTATATCTTAATGTGTATCCTGCAGCAGCATGGATTGCATATTTTATCAACGGTGCAAACAAAGCATCAAATTCTGCATACGTCATATGCCTGAGACCAGTAGGTGTATTTTTTCTATTTGAAGTGGTGTCAATCATGAGTGGAGTTCTATACCCACTTCCTTGTACCGAAATATTCGAATCTACTCTTTGTAAATAATAAGTTGTCGTAGAAAATACATCTTGAACACTTCCTGTACCACCAATATTTGAAGCAAGATACCCAGAAAGATTTGCAACAGTATCCGCAAAAACAGTTCCTAAATTTGTTGATCCGGATATGGAAGAGGTTGTGGAAATATAATATGAACCTCCAGCCTGAATACCATTTTCAGAAGTAGACATCATTGCATCAATTACTGGACCAGCAAAATAAACAAGACATTCGCTATAACTCATTTCTCTTAAAGAACCATCAGCTTCCATAAAGATTGGTTTTGTATTAAGAGATTGATAATCCGAGTTAAGGAACGTTGCTGGCGCATTAATCGTTTGACTGATCTTATCGTAAGTCGTACCAACTACAAGTTGTGGTTCACCAGTTGAAGTTTCTGGTGGATAACTTGTAACCGCTGGCCAAGCACCTGAGGTATTTCTAACAGCAGTTCCAGACCTATATCTGGTATCAGTCATGTTTGGTGAGATGTTACCATTACTAGCAACAACGGATAATTCTACCGATGGTGCTTGTTGGTACAGATAGGCAATTCTACCCAACATAGCATTATGCTCTGCTAATGTGGTGTCTCTTATACCAGTAGAACCATCTTCAATGAATGCTCTGATTGCAGTTCTTGCCATTATGGAATACTCACATCCGGATCAGTAGTTAAAATATGTCCAGCGAGAACAGTTGTTCCTGCTTCATTTTTGATTGTAAGTAGATGTGTGTCAGTAAATTTATTATTATCAAATGTGAACGAAGTGTTCACTGTTATGTCAGAAATAAACGCACTGTCAATGGTTGCACTATCACCAATAAGACTTCCAACTCTCAAGTTATCAATTCTAGCACTGTCTGTTACAATGAAATGAGCATTTAGCATATTTACAGTTGCACTATCAATAAAGAGCGTTCCACCAGAATCTACATCAATCCTATTTACATTGATAATATCAAATTCTGCACTGTCTACATCTAAAACTCCTGAAACAGTTAGATCTTTGATAAACGCACTATCTACAGTCGCACTATCAGCAACAAGCATACCTGCTCTAATAATCCGGAAAGTAGCAGAGTCTGCTTTCAAGTTTTTGAGTGTAAGAACTCCAGTACTCAATAACGTGTTGATGCTATCAATAGCATCCCAAAGATAGTTGATTGCAAAAACAACATTCGAATCGTTTGATTTGTATATGCTGCTATCATATGCTCTAAATGACGAGTCTAATAAATCTAGATCGCCAATATAATCAGACATCAAATTAGTTTTGGAAACCCATTGACCTATGGGAGCATTAGTTAATATTGTTTCTTTTCTAGTCATCTTTTACACCGAATCTAATTTAAATCCACCAAGATATATAACTCCTGGATCAGAAGATGTATCTGGACTTGATGAATCTGTGATTAAAAATTTACTTGCCTCTGTGAATGTATGGTTATCGAATATTAGATCACTATCTATAGTCAAATTATTTATACTTGCTTTCAGGAATACTGCACTGTCAGCAACCAGATTGTGATTAACCAAAAATCCTATATTACCTGAATCTGGTTGTCCTGGATGAAAGTCTATAACTTTCGTTTGTGATATTGTCACTGTACCATTGCTGTCAGCAATAAGTTTATCGACCCTAGAACTATCTACAATTGTTATTTTGTTGAACTTTGCACTATCTAAATTAGATACATCAAAGGAACTCTCAACAACAATATTTCTAAAGGCAGCATTGCTTTCAATGTATAAATCATAATTGAAATCAGGTATGAGATGAACATACCCACTAAGAACACTTGCAATTAAGTTAGTAGACCCTATAGAGTCACCATCTTCATAACTATCACGAACATGAGCATCAGCAGCAAATAATGTTGCTCTCCCTAGAAGATTTTTTCCAACGGTAGAATCCTGCATATCCAATCTTAAAATATTGAATGTTCCAGAATCTACTCGTAATTCAAGTTCATCAAAATTTGTAGAACCTGTACCATTGAAAAGATTCAATAATTTTGACATCAACGGATCATAAAGGTAATTCAATGCTGTGACAAAACTTGCCCCAGTTGAACTATTATGAGGAGTGAACACAAAACCATCTAAGATATCTGATCTGAAACTATCTAGATTGCCCATATAGTCAGACATGGTATTCTGACTATCAATCCATTGTTGGAGAGTATTGTCACTGTCAATATGGATTTTTCTTGCCATTATTTTAACCTATCCAATATTTCTCGCATCATAGATTTCAACTCACCAACCTCATTTTTCAAACCTTGTATTTCATCGTTTTGATCTTTTCGAGATTTTTTAACAATTTTTGCTTTTTGAATAGAAACATTATCCATATTCAATATAGCATTGTTGTTTAAATCTCGAACGAGAGTATTGTGGTTTTCTACTTTCGCTCTCATTATACCGCCAGTGCAATTACTCTTAGATCCTTGAATGTAGGAACCAAAGCACTATTTCTAGATTTCATTACAATTTTGAGAATGAACTTATCAAACGGATTAGCAAAACCACCAGTTCCACCAACCAAGAAAGTATAATCTCTGAACACAGCAGGATTTTCATCACTTGCTATAAGTTCTTCAGGGGATACTTCAGTCCAGTTAATATCTTCAAAGTTTTCATCTTCGGTAGCAACCTTGTAGTACACATCAAAGTCAGCAATTGAAGGTTTATTTGCTGAAAGCAGAACCTTCACACCAACCGATGGTGATTCCAAAATTACTGGTTTTACGATATGCTTAGAAAGATGTGAACCACCGTTTGGATCAGTCTCGTCAGCATACTCTAATGGGTTGTTTCTATTAAGATTAGTTAGAACCCCTAATGAACCAGCAGAATCTTGGAAGTCAATCTCATTATGGAACAACCACATACCAGTTCTTTGCATATCAATGAACGGTGCTAGATCGCTATCAGAAGTTTGTAGATTGACTTTCAATGTAGCAGACTTAGCACCACTCATGGCATTTGCTTCACGCTCACTACTCGCAAGAACTTTCGCTGTTGTGAAGTAATTGTCTTCATTCATAATGAGTCTGCTATACGCACCATCTTTGGTGTACTGAGTTTCATTACCAGCATGAGATTTACCAGTTGTCAACTTAGCATCTAGTGTTACAGTAGTATTTTTTGGAACCAAAGTTTCAATTCTTGGAGTCAAAATTTCGTAATGAATATTCTGAGTAGCAAGTCCAGTAAGACCACCAAATGTAGACGAATCAGTAGAAGCACTATCAGCAGTTATTGTATAGAAGTTTTCATCTACATTAATAATTGTTCTAGTACCGTTAAGACCTTTTCCAGTCATACCATTGTTAAATGATAGTGAACTGTCAAGACCGCTAATGATAACCTTATCACCAGCAATGAATCCATGATTTGGTTGATTAACTGTAACAACAGATGAACCAGAATCTACTTGGAATGGATTTTCAGGAAGCAAGTCTATTGGAAGTGTTACGTTTTCAAGGATTACTTCTGCAGAAGTTGTTGGGAACTTAGCACTAAACAACTGGAACTTCATATCCTTATTTTGTGCAGGATTCCAAGTTGAACCATTCTGAGATAGGAACAACGAACCAAGTGTAGGTTGTTTAGCAACTTTACGAGCAGTTGAACCAACTTCAAACTTTTCTGTTTCAGCAACATAGACATTATAATCTACTGACTGAGCAAGAAGAACGATAGCATATTCCGTCAACCCACTGAGGAATACTGGTTCATCAAATTCAAACTCTGTGCCAGTCAACGAATCATTAGATATGTTGACATCAACAGGATTCAAAAACTTAACCGCACCAGGAACTGGAATATTATCCGGAACACCTGCAATCATAGGTCTGATCTGAAGTTGTACTGGAATATTAGCATCCTTAGTCTTGAAGAATATCTTCACCTTAGTGATGAATACACCATTTGGCTTATTCACAAAGAATGATTGTGCCAACGGATCATTTGGATTCGGTTCTGGCGTATTCTTATCATCATCGCTTTGGAATGGTGGACTGATACGTGAACGACCAGTTACAACGGATCTGATTGAAATCTGACGAGTTGCTTTTACTGTACGGTCTACAGTTTCAAGTACACCGTTTGCATCAAAGAATCCTTTTGAGAATGATGTCGCGAAGTTTGCATCTCCACCTGTAACATCCATCAATTCAAAGGCACGAGTTCCTGTTCTAAACCGAATAGCATCAGTATTAGGAATAAAGAAGTTACCTTCAATCTTACCTGCTGCATCTGAAGTCAACACTCTATCCGCAGCGTTTGGTGCATCTGGGTGAGTTGTAGCACGATTAAACTGCGTTCCTACTGCTGTGGTTGAAGAAGCATGACGAGTAAAGTTTACAGTCCCATCCACAAAATCAGCAACAGAAACACCATCGAAGAAAGGATAATGCCGAGTGTTAGGTTTCAATCCCTGTACACGGAAGGACACTTTTGATGAACGCATGAACGGAATCAATGCTACATCAACAACTCTTTGGTTAATTACTTCACGGATAGTTTGTTCTGAAACAACGCGATTAACACGTGTAACATTAAACTGACCTTCTTGAGCAGTCCTTGCGCCAGTGACGTTAGTTCCTACTGATACACCACCCCAGTTCCAACCCCAGTTACCGAAGTTTCTGTTTGATCGGTTATCAAGTCTAGTTCCACCTGATATAACTGTTTCGTGGCGAACCTTAGTTTCTTTCCAATGGTCAGAAGCAGGAGATAATTCTGCATATCCTTCGTTAGTAATAACAGCGAATGGGTTAATGTTTTCTGTACCAGACGCAATATCTTGATCAATAAATGATACATGATTATATTTCATGTACACATTATCGCCCTTTAGAATGGTATTAGTTGATTGCCCTGAATCATAAACCAAACGAATCTCTTCTTCTGAGAATTGAGGTCTTAGAATTTTTTCTTGCGGATCTATAGATGCGCGATATTCTACATTATTAACATCAGAGGACTGATGGTCAATAAAGTTATCTACAAGGAAACCTGACTTGGTACGATCCAAACCGTTTGAATCTAGGACAGAGAAGTTTTTCAAATCTATTTCTAATAGACTTAGAGCAGTCACTTCTTCTAGATTATCTAAGCGATCTTCCAATCTAGAAAGATCTTTCATTGTAAATCCTTTTGCTTCAACCTTTCGCATCTGCATATCACTGTCAGTAACAGATCCAGCATTCATTTTAATTTGATACAGTTCTAATGCACCTTCTGGTGTTTGAGGGAACTGTGGGTTGAAACTTGAATTTCCTTCAATGTATTGTAAAGGATTTGTTGCAACAAGTTTATCGTATCGAGGAAGATAGTATGTCACATCAGCAGTATACAAAGAAGTGTTTGTTGGTAGTGGATTATATCTTGCGGTTCCCGCACTGAAGTTTGCACCAGTGTCATCTTTTCTAGAGCGGAAGTCTAAGAAGTTCTTTAAGTCATACACACGACCTGTCCGACTTGTATATTTCGGGATATCCTTATAAGGAGATGGATATGACGTAGGAGCAAAGAAATCACCAGATGAACCATGTAAATAGTAATTGAAACGTACAAAGATATTTCCTGCTGGTTTCGACTGATTACCTTTGAGGATCAAACGTGATACATCATAGAAGTTATCTCGTTGACCATTATCAAGCACGAATTTAACTTGAAGATCGGCACCATCTGAATCAGTAACACGAACTCTTGTTACATCGATAACGTCTGCTTTACCAAGAGAAATATATGGAGCACCAGTAGCAGGAGTCGTCACAGTTGTTGTTACTGTAGTGTTTGTAACTGTCTTAGTTCTTGCGGTTGCATTTACTGATTTCTTATAAAGTATTTCAATGTTTGTAGAACTAGGTCCACCAGAAATCGAAGCATTAGCACCGCCACCTGCTAATGTAATGGTTGGTGATATTAACGCACCTGTGTCTGTTCTTGCGATGATCCAATCAGTTGTATCAGTATATAACTCACCACCAGAAAGTGTAGGCAAAGAAGCATTACCAGAACCGTCAGTGGTTCTTGTGTCTCTTCTTAGAACATTGTATGATGCATTTGTAATTGCTTGAATGCGAGGATGCTGGAAACTATACAACAAAGTGTTATTCGTTTTATCTTTAAGTACAGCACTTGCATTTTCTAGAATTGGGTTTGCATAATTAGTGGAGTTTGTTCCAATAGAACGAACTAGTCTAAAGTCTTGACCAGCATTCATTTGAATATCCATCAAATGGTATCGAAGATTTGCGCCATCTTCTTCAACGGATTTTATTCTAGCAGTACCAATAGTCGAACCATTATGGCGATAACCGTCTTTCAAGTTGTATGTTTCAAATTCGTCAATGTTAGGAACACCAAGAGAACTATCGCAAAGCAAATAATTGCCGATACCTATTGAAACGACATCGTTAGTTATTTGTTCTGTGTCAAGAGCGCGATTTACACTTATCGTCGAAACTCCAGAATATTCATTTCTATATCCATTAAGGTATACAAGACCAGGAGAAATTTTAAGAGCATACTTAGTTGCAGAATCAGTTGCGTGCTGTTGGAAATTTATTTTAAATGGTTTTTTGATAAAGTCACCATTAATTTCTTTAATCCGAGTAGCAGCATGGTCTTCAATCTTATTATATGATTCATCTGCTGAAACAACTTCAATGACTTTACCTGATTGAAGTTTTGCATAGAATACAAAGATCTCGTCAGAATCAACTTCTGATTCGAGTGCTAGTGTCATATCAATTCTAAGACGGTCAGCACCAGGAGCAGTTAAGTTTGCCAAAGCACCTTGATTATCATATAGACCTTGGTCATCATCAACAGTAAAAATTCTTTGTTGAACCCTAAACCCAACATTTAAATCAGGAATTGGAGAATATTTTGAAACAATTTTATTTTGTGCATCTGCCTGTACAAAATGTCCTTGTGTGAAGAAAACACCAGTTTGGGTTGATACTCTTGTACCAGTACCCATCGCAGGATTGACTGCAGTATTTGTTAATTGTACTGTTAATGGTGTAACAGAGTTTGAAAGGTTTTCGCCAGGAGTAAATCTGATGGGAGTAGTTGCACCAGCAGTTCCTGCAGTTGTATTTGTATATTCAACATAAATTGTTGCTGGATCACCACTTGCAGCAGGAACAACCTCAACAATTTTACCCACCACACTAGAAGTTGCACCAGTAATAGTTACACCGAGAAGTGAGTTAGGAGTAGCAGGCAAGGCATTACTGGATGTGTCCAACTTAACAAATTCATATTTGTTGTTGGCAGTAACGCCACCACCTAAAACAGCAGCACCCTCTTTAAAAATATTGGTACCAAAACGCTCAATTTGCTTTTGCAAAATTGTTTGCATTTGGGTGAGTTCTCTTGCTTGAAGAACCTTTCCACTATTAAAGAGAATTCTATGATAGTGATCGCTATCTTTGAAATCATCTTTATATTTTGTTTGAAAAAGGGTTTCTGTTAAATTACTAGACATTTTCTATTCCTTAGAACGATATAATTATTTTTACGTCTTCAGTCTGAGTGGTATCTCTTAGTATTGCTGCACGATTATCTATATACAGAATATCACCTGTTTCAACATCGTACTTTGGTTTGATAAGAGCGGAATCAATGACTCCGTCACCAGCTCCATTAGCTTCCTGAAGCAATTCACCGTCGATAAAGGCAATATATCCTGTGCTATCGGTTTGGTGGTAGTATATTTCATTTGAATCAATATGATCTACATAAGCAATCGCTCCGGAAGTTTGACCTTCCATTTTTTTATCGCGAGTGAATGCTGTCACAATACTGCTTAGTGTCATTTTATCCATAGCATTGCCAGTCAAGTCAGTGAAGAACGCACCATTTTGTTGACGTGGATCTCTCCACAAAGAAACCTGACGGAAGTCTTGACCAGTAATAAAATCACTATCATTTGGTAGGAGTTGTGAATGGAACATAACGCCAGTTGATCTTAAATCATTAACCGCATCTCTACCAATACCTGAATCTGGACCTACAACTGCACGTGCTGTAGCACCTGTTCCACCGCCACCAGTTATCCCAATTGTTGGGGTGTTATAGTATGCGGCACCATGTGCTAATGTAGAACTATCCGGATCAATCGTAATGTGAGTCACAATACCAAGACTAGAATCGATATGAGCAGAAGCAGATGCACCAACACCAGTAGGTGCTGTGATCGATACTGTAGGAACCGAAGTATATCCTGAACCACCGTTCGTCAAAACCAAACTTGTGATTGAAGCAGGTTTCGTGTGGTTTTGTACTGATTCTTGTCGTAACTCAATGCCAGTAGAGTTTGAATCAGTTGGACCCTGTTGCTTTACAGGCATAAAGTTTGATGACATAAAGTTATTAGCATCACTAGATGAAATTGTAAACAAAAACTTCCAGACATAATTATCACCCAAACGATGAGAATCATCATTTGAATTAGTTGGTTCTACAGTAGAAGGAACAATATTACCGTTAGCATCACGACCTGTTTCAAGGCACATATAAACTTGATTATTATCAGTTTTTACATAATAAGGTTGAGTCGGATAACCCGAAATCAAATCATCGTATTGTGAATAGATCGTACCACTTGCCCAGTTGTTTCTTGGAACAACCTGTGATACTGCCTGCACCTTTTTGACAGAAGTTAACTGGTCACGCACCTGACGGATATCAGTAATAGTATCCTCTGGGATTGGAACGTTATCTGATGAATCCCACTGTTCAGGTCTACCAATACCAACATAATAATTGTTGCTATTTAAGTTGAAACCGTCAAAGAAGTTTCTTGCTAGGATTTTCCTTAGTTGTCTTGTGATAATTGCTGGCATGATTTAATCCTATAAGTTTCCTATTCTAGTTTTGAATGCTGCGAAATCAGCACTTGCCGCGACCTCTGTTTTGAGTTCAGTTATTGACATGAATATTTCTGAGTCGACTGGGATTCCACCAATAGTTGTACCTGCTGGCAAAACGACATGAGTTCCAGTTATACTAATGTTTGCGCTATCGGTGTTGTTAGCCAATCTCAAATTAGCTACATTGGCCAATGAAAGTGAATTAAATGCTGAATCATATGTGAATCTAGCACTGTCAACTTCAAGAGAAAGACCAAATATATTAGAGAATCTATTAGTTTCAGAACCAATATTCTTAGAATTATTTGTATTTGGAATTAGCGAAACCTCAAGTGCTGAAGCAAGACTATTAAAATTTGCTGAATCTGGATAAGCATCTAATCGAATATCAATAATATCTCCAACAAGTGATGAATCTAGTGCTAGATTATTTGTTACCAAATAACTTTTGGTGACATAGGCATCGATTTCTTGACGTGTCAGGTTAGAGTCTAATCCACTTGCTACTCTGGTTTGAATATAAGTTGCATCGACTAAGTTAATGACACCAACAGAATCTATTGAGTTTTCGTTGATAAGAGTTATGGTTTTAGCAGAATCAAAGTCAGCAGAAAATGCTAGAATAGCAGCAGAATCTAGAATATTTGGACTGATGGCAATGTCTGATATAAGTGCAACTGTGCCTGTACTATCTGGCAAGGTGATAATGTTGTCTTTGGTTGGTTCCGTTGCACGTAGAAATGTTTCATTGGTATCGCTTGGTGTGGAGTTAGGACTATCTGCTCCAATAAATACAACACTTCTTTGGTCAAAGGAAATACCTTCGAGGTTCAATCCACCGACTGAATCATTAACTAATAAACCTATAGACGCAAGGTCTGAATACACCTCTGCAAAATTTTGGTTCATCTTAATAGCACCAGAACGCAGGGTATCTCCTGTTCCGTCGTTTCCTGCACTACCGACTGCTATAATTTGTCTTGCCATTTCTAAATTCCTTATTTAATACGACTATTTATAATAGTTATACAGACTTACTGGACCATCACTGTCAGATGCTTTAATATGATATGTTCCATCGAACGTTGTAAATGGTGAAGTGCTTGAGAACTTCGTGAACGTATCGTCGTAAGTAAGATGGAAACCTGCCCAGTGATCCACGTCCGCAAAGTTTGAATCCACATAACGGATAGTTTCTGATAGACCAAACTCCGCAGGTGTCTTGTAAACACTAAGTCTTTCTGGTGCATGATCTTCATCATCTTCAATGATATTGAAGTAATCAGGATTAACATATCCAGCAACAACATAACCTGTTTTATCATCATTATCAGCATAGATACCAGTGACTTCACCCTCTGTTCTACCATATACCATGTTTGCTGATGAGTGTACTTTCTCACGAGGATCAAGTTCTGGGAGTGATTCTTCTGTCGTTACACCAACTGGTACGTTAGATAAAATTACAACTTCTGCTGCTAAATGATAACCTGATGGGTGTACATACCTTCTCCATAAAGTTTCCCAAACATGGATCGGGAAAGGAGAACTGACCAACAAAGAAAAGACCTGATAGATTTTACCGTCATGGATCCTTTTACCAAACTCAGTTCCAATCTCATCCATACCAACATAGATCAAATCTTTTTTAGGATAAATTATTTCAACATCTTCTTCATTGAAGAAAGATCTAAAGAAACCATATCCCGAATATTCAGAACCCTTTACTCGGAAAAAATTACCAAAGTTCCTAATAACTTCTCTTGGGAATGTAAACTGACCTGCCCCAACCCCAAGACCAACTTCATCTAAAAGAAAATCTAGTCTTTCAAGTTCGGTGTCTTCAAAATCTCTGACTGCAGAAATTTCGTTAATAATACCACCCCATTGTCCATCAGAGTCGAGATATTCATAATATCCTTCTAAGAACTGAATAATGTTTGGATAATCTTCTTGAAAGTATTCTGGCAAAACTTCTTGTACCAAACTCTTTCTGAGATTTACAGGAAGTCTATTATAGTCTTTCAGAGTTTCTGAATTATTTGGCGAATAAGTCATTAGTTCACTTCAAGTGTTGCAGTCTGTCTGTCAAGAACAGCGGAAGAAGAAGATGTTTCTGTTGATAATTTTAATATGTAATTCCTTAATGGTTTAATGCTAGAATCATCTGCTGGGACAACAGTTATCTTTATTTCATTTGATCCACTTAATAATCTAGTTGGTTGAAATCCTACAAAAGAAACTTTACCCGAAGAAACGTCATAATTTCCTACATTATCAACCAATATGTTATCATCTAAATCAAAGACAGCGAGTTGATTTGAACTTAATCTATTTTTAACAACAGCAACCGTTCCTTGGAATTCAAATGCGTCTGTAGTAATCCGATGGAATACGTCATCTGGGTCAGCAATATCACAAGGGAACTGAACTTCAAATGTGTTTAAGTCAGCAGCAACTATCAATTCATGCATTTGAACCTTTACGCCGATTTTAGTATTCAGTACTGCTTTTCCTAATGCATCAATTTCTGTTAATAGATTACTCTTTCTGAAAGTTTTATCAAAGGATTCTAAGTTTCTCAAAAAATAATTCCTGATGTATTTTTGTATGTTGCTTTCCTGAGTTTGACTTGATAGTCCTGTAAGGGCAGGATCAAAGTTAAATTGAGTTGTCAAGATTAGGAAAACATCTTTTGGTTCTACAAACTTTGGCGTCATTGACATAGTAGAAAGGTTCTTCACATAGTTTGATCTAATCTGATCTTGTACTTGCTGTTTAGTTGCAGCAGGAGTTCCTACAGTAAAGTTCAAGGAAATATAAACTGCACCATAATCTATCGGTACGTTTTGATCACCAGACCAAACTGCTGATTCCTTTACTGCAGAAAAATTAGTATCAATAATTGCTTTATAATCTAGAGAAGTCACCAACCTTTGCTGAGCGGCAAAAGCGATAGGAGCAAGTTGGCGAATAGACTCAATTGATTGTTTTTCTAAACCACCAGAAGATTCAGCGGATAAAACTGCTGACAAAACATATTGTACACCATTTACTGAAACTTGTGAATCAGCAGTAAATGAAGTTGCACCGTTTGCGACTGATCCTTTAGATGACAAATATGTTACAACAATCTTTTGTCCTGGATCTGGTGATTTACCGAAAGAAGTTCCATCCCCAAAGTTGATTTCAAATGTACCATTAGGTGCTTCGTGGATGCTGTAGTAAGTTGTTTCTGAATCAATTCTTACAGCAGTAGAAAGGGGTGTATATTCTGTAAATGTATTTGAAGTGAGACTATCATAAACTAAAACACGTGCTGTAGACTTGTCCATTGTCTCATCAGGAACGATATAAATTTGTCTTTCATTCTTTTGACCAACGATAAATGTTTTTGTCTTTTGAATACCTTCGAATATTGGGATATCCGTTGATCCTGCGCTAGTCCTAAAGTCGTATGTTCCTGAACCATTGTCCCTTGCTGAAAATGCTTCTTGCGTTCTAAATGTATATGATACGCCATCAACCGAACCTGTAAATTGAGTTCCTCTAGGGATTCCAATAGTTACTGGACGACCAGGAACGTTGGTAAGGTTTAAAGATAATTCTACAAGTGCTTTTGATGAGGTTCTAGAACGAGTTTCATACCCAAGCATAGCAGCATGAGAAAGAACAGAACTTCTTAATTGCGCTGTTGGTAAGAATGCTTCATTCAAAGCGAAGTTTGCGGTCAAAGCATTTTGATGAGTATTGTAAGCGAGAACATCTAATAAGTTGTTTAGGCCAGCACCTTCAAAGTTGTATGAATTAAATTCATCTTTGCTTTTGAAATGATCTTTAAGGCGATTTTTGATTTTATTAAAATCAAGATCTGCCGATTTAATAGTAGTTGCCATTTTATCTCAACCTTGTAAGTGATAGTTCTAAAGAAACAGGTTCTACCGAATTTAAAACTTGAAAATTAATTGTTACATTTATGTTATTATATTCTGGATCAAGAGAGATAAAAACCTCTCTCATTAAAGCACGTGGTTCATGTAAAGAAATAGTTTCAAATATTTGATCTCTCAGTATGTCTGCTTCAACTGTAGTGTCAAGTTCAAATAAAAAACTATTTAAATTTCCACCATATTCAGGATCAAACGGTTTTTCCATGAAGTTAGTCATAAGGATATTTTTCACAGATTGTTTAACTGCCGCAACGTCTTGCTTTTTGTATATGTCACCAGAAGGTTTTGGAGCAAAGAATAAATCCAAATCTGTATAGACTACCGACTTTGTGGTAGAGATGGATGATGTATTTAAATTTCCATCTTCTATAGAAAATGCTTTTGCTGGCATATTTAATTCCTTTTATCCTATTTATAATGTTTTATGCAAGGATCTCTATAAGTTCACCAGTTGCTTGAACATAATTATTATATCTCGTTTCAAGTCTGTTTTGATAGCTTGCTTTATATCCTTCTTGCAACTCTGGCATAATCACAATAATTTGAGCATTGAGTGACCCATCAACATTATATGTGTCGTAGTCTAATATCATTTTTTCGTACTGCTGACTATCTTTCCACCAAGCAGCAAGTTTAAATGTTTGTTTTAAAGCAATTTCGCCTTTACGATTTCTTAGTTCGTATACAATAGCACGACCATATGTCCTATAATCATTGACACTACCTGCTGCTATTGTTTCTGTTTCTGAAGGTTTATACACGCCTTCCGAAACTACAAGTCTAAACTCATCAAACTCACCTTCATCTTCCATAATAGATCTCATTAATTGAGCATGAAGATAAAGGTATTTTGCAGTTTCGTATCTATCTTCAAAGAACATATGATCCATAGTAATAGGGTCACCATGACTTCCAAAGAACTTTGCCATATTAATTCCTCTGGCAAGTTTTGTTCTTTCGGTAATAGTTTTCTTTCTTCTTGGGTCGTAAGTTGGATTCGGTTGAATTGTTACGATATCATTTTGTACTGATCCTGCAAATCGTTTTGCTTCTGCTCCTTTAATTTTACCAAACACTTCTTTTGGATTCGGAGTTCTAGGTGTCGGTTCATCATCAATGATAGAACCTATCAGAGAAGGAACAGCATTAGAATAAGTTGTATTTAAAACATTTTCTGAAATAGCAGTACCGATGAAATCTTCATTATTTTGAGTTGCTGGGTTTCTTAATTTTGATCTTACTTCACTGACTGTTAATGTTCTATTTTGAACCCCACCATAATCTACAAACCTGTTGATAGAGTTATAGATCACATCTCCAACATCTACGGCAACTTTGAAGATACCATAGGCAGAGTTAAACCAACTATTTTTCATAACTGAGTTTGTAGGTTGTACTGTTGCTTTTGTATCAACCGCTTGCGCAGCTGCAGTATTCTTTGTTCCTGCTGAACCACCAGCACCAATTCCACCAGCAGTACCAGCTCTCCCTGCTTGTGTTGCAGTGTCAGCATTACCAGTCAATGAACCAACAAATTCAGTTGCCTGTGTTCTTGTCGTATATGCCGTATGGGTTGTGATTGTGTCGCCAGCAGTAATTGAGTGACCTGTATATTGATTGTAATTATAAGTGATAATATTCTCACCACCCATTGTTCCACTATCACCAATAACAGTTAAACTTGACGCACCTATATTGATATCGGGTGATGTTGCGATGTATTTGTTTTCAGCAGATATTTGATATTCGGAACCAACGATATCTTCTTTATTTTTACCAACTGTTGTGCTTTGATCGCCTTTGACGATATTATTTTGATCACCAAGAACAAGGGTAGTTTCTGCGCCAGTAATAGTCTTTGATACATTTCTATTGACGAACGTTTGGTGATTGTTATTTACGTCTTGGCGATACCCACCTTTAACATCTTCTTCCATGTCACCGCCAGTTGTAACTGTAAAATTACCACCAACATTTAAATCAAAGTCACCATCAACACGAAGATTCAAGTTGCCATGATAAACAATATCCCCATCACCTTCAATGATAACCTTTTCACTTCCTGCTGCAACACGAATAATATTATTTGTAGCATTGATAACGACAGTACCATCGGAACGCATTTCAACACCTGCTCCAGTCTTATGTCTGAATAGCATACGTTCGCGGCCAGGAGTATCATCGATTTCCTGAACATGACCAGAAACAGTTCTTTTAACCTGATTCAATGGTGCTTTGGATGAAGGATAATTTTTTAACTCGAGGTCAATCCCTACATCACCACCACCAATAAAAAGTTCGTTTTCTTCAATTCCCCTTGCTTCAAGGTTTACAGAAGGTGCATTTGCATATTCGCGTTTAGGATAAACACGTTTGGGATCAGAAAAAGGATCACCTTTACTTGGTAAATTTTTATCTTTTTCTTCAATTAAAAATTCATCGTCAGACATAATTTATTCTCCAAGATTCTCACGTGCGGCAAAGATTGCCGCATCTTTTGTTCCGTAATTTAGTTTGGTCTGGGTATCTCGATAAAAAACTGACCACCTTCCACGAACTTCATCGTAGGAAACCGTGTTTCCATTAATAACTTCACTGTTTAAAAAGTCATCATCCAAACCTGAATATGGATCATCATCTTCAATCACTTCTCCTGTATCATCATCTACAACAATTTCAACATTGGCACCGTCATCACCGTCTGGAATCTCTCTTTTCTTTTCTAGATAAGTGCCAACATCAAATCCTGGGCCAACAAGGGCCATTATATCTTGAAATCTCATAAGTTGTTCAACTTCAGTTCCATCTCTTGTTATTATACCTTTACTCTCAGCGAGTATTTGGTCAAGACCTTTTAATACACCTCCTGGTGAGTGTCGGTACATAACATCCATCATCATATCAAAGGATTTCCACTGTTCTGCAGTGATAGATTTATCAGAAAGATTAGCATGATTAAGACCAGACTCTGGTGCGTCCCCTAATATACCAGCATCAAATTGAATCATAATACCTTCTTCATGAATCCTTACATATTTAGAACTTGATTCTTGTTCTAATAGATTGGCCCCATAAATCGTAGGTCTCGTGCCAATAGGAACAAGTCTTTCAACAACACCATCTTTTCGTATGAAATAGTTGGTTCTCTGATATCCTATCCTACCGACAGGAGTTCCAGCTGGTACTCTTTTTTCTTCAGGTCTTTGTTTATACTTCTTATGTCTTTTTTCGTTGTAAGACCTAGCAGTATAAAATTCGTTTTCTGCTGTTGCAGTCCAAGCAATAATTGCATTTTTAATTTTTCTTGGGCAACTTTTAAGTTCAAGTTCAAATTCTTTTTTACTATTAACAGGTTCATATCCACCAAAAAATTCACCATCTATTTCATCATACCCCAGAGCTTCAAATCCTGTTGTTTTAGTTTTCGTGACTTCTTTTACTGGAGTTGTAGGAGTATCAACCGCAGTTTTAGTTCCCTTGTCTACTGTTTTTGCTAATTGCGTTGTTCCTGTCGATTGAACAATATCGGGAACAGGTGCTTTAGTAAGAGGATCAACACCGCCAGGAATACTTGGAATAGATTGACCAAGTTCTTTGAATGATCCAGTTCCTTGCGCAAGACCTGTTACAGTTGCCATAATGTTACCAAAATCCATACCCAAAGAACCAAAGGGATTGCCAGGAGCAAAGTTATTAGCACCATTCGCATTTGTATTAATAGCATCTCCTATCACGGATCCAAGTACACCGCCAACTACCGCACCAAGACTACTCAGTGGATTTTTAGTTATTGGTGCAACTAATGAAGATAATGGATTTGATTGACCAACTTGCGTGGGAAGTGAAACTTCAGGAGAACCAAATGGATTACCGAGAGCACGGAATTGTTTTACAGAAAAATCTTTTTGAGGTTTTACTGCTAATAATTTTTGTTCTTGACTAGCAGCAACCACTATCGCTTCATCTATTTCTTTATTGACTTCTTCTATTTCCTCAGCACTTAATCCAGCACCCTTCAACCCATTTTGAATAAATGGATCGGTTGCAAGATCTTGCAATGTAGCATTAGATTTTACTGCATTATTAACATCTGGTGCTCTGATATTATATTCTTTTGCTATAGTAGAATTTTCTAAAGTTTTCTTAACACCCTTTGAACTACCAGAAGCAATGAGTTTGTTTAAATTTTTCCTTTGTTCAGTGACGCTGGCTCCTAGTATATCAACAGAATTTTTATCTACAGGATTTTTTGTAACGGTAATTCCAGGAACATTAGCAGTCATCTCTGACGGTGATGGATTTGGTTTTTGAACTTTATTTGGTTTTGGTATAGCAGTTTTTGGTTTCGTAGATTCTGTCAAAGATTTAAATCCAGCAGTTTCCTTACCTAATTGGTCAGAGTTAGTTGCTGTTTCAGCTATGATCTTATCTGCTTTTATTTTATTGGTTTCTGCTTTAACGCGATCTTGTCCACGTTTATCTGAAGCAATTCTTGCCTGAGTCTTTACCCTTTCCCTTTCTGCTTTCTTCGCTTCCCTCTTTGCTGCCTTTTTTGCATCTCGCTCTTGCCGAACATAGTTAAAGTGGATACCTCTCGCTACTCTGTAAACAGTTTTAAGCGTCTCGATATTTTCCATCACTTTATTATTGAAACCACCACTGCCGTCTGTGCCCTTTTCATATTGAATATTATTCAATTCTCTGATGCGCCTGCCTATAGTTTTCTGGACAGATTTGGGCAGTGGTTTTGCTGGCGTGAATGAAGCGGTATTTCCACCTGTATTAAATTTAAACCTTATAGATGAAGGTAATTGTTTATTTAAATCTGCCTCAGCATCAGCAATGGTGATAGTATCGTTTTCTAAATCCATTATTCAAACTTCCTAAATATTTCTTCGGCAAACTCAATTCGTTCTTCTTCACCAAGACGTTTATATTTACCGTCTTTTCCAGTTTTTCTCTTTATCTCATTTGCAGCAGTTCGTTCTGTTTGATATCCTGGTCTTTCAAATTTACGCATAAATATAAGTGCTGCTTCTTCTGGCGTTTCTGCCTTTTTCAATTCAGCATATCCAAGATACGGAAACGTGGTCAACTCTTTACGAGTCCATAACAATTGTGCATATAAACTTGTATATGTTAGATTACATGAAGCAGAGAACTCTTGAAGTGCACCGAGTCTATTACCAGCAGCTGCTGCAGGATTCCACTGAGCAATACCAAAAGAATTTTCTCCTGGAATACCTGAAACCGCAAGAGGATCAATATCTCCATCATTAGCATTCGCACCAGACTCTTCACAAAAGTTTCCTATAACTCCTGCCGCTGCTTGAGGGGATAAACTTAATCCTTCCTTTGTAATAAGAAAATTATATGCTTTTTCTATATTGGTTTCTCCATATAGATTTTCTTCATCAACCTGATCAGCAGGTAATAGATTCTTATTTACTGCAGGGTCAAACCGACTTGGTATATTTGGTTGAAAAACACCTGCTGTTGATTCAATATCTGCTTCAAACTTTGGCATAGAACCAACGACTAATGGAAGTTGAGAATGAACACCATCTAAGAATACACCAAAGACTTGTGCCTGTTCTTTAATACCTGTGCTTGCTCCTAGACCTGAACTACCGCCTTCTGTGACAGGTACTACAACCTGTGCCCATGGTAGATCAGCATCTCTAATTTCTGAGTTGTCATGAATCCCTACGATCCTGACTTTTATTCTACCCATTTCAAGTGGATCGTTGATACTGATAACTCTACCAACAAACCAACGAGTTTGATCACCATAGAAAGAGGGGGATTGTGGTATCATACGATTGCTTGCTCACTTGTAAAGTTTTTCATTTTTGCACATGTAATGCTTATGTCATATCTTTCAACAGTGAAAGAATGTTTAGTTGCATACATTAAATAATCACCAGACCTTTTCATATCCCAATTATTAGTACTGTTGGCCCTTGCAGGTTTATTTTGTAAAAAATAAATTCTAAGGGTGTTACCGATAGTCATGTTATGATCAGGTTTCAAAAACCCAACGCCAGAAACTCTTATTGTAATAGGTGCTTTCAGTAAGTGTTGTTTCATAACATTACCGATCACCTTTTTCGCATAATCACTGCTTTCTTTTTCTTCGTTGTAAGATTTTGGTGATGACAATCCATTATTGTATGCGCCCGAACCACCTATTTGAGTTATTTTTTGTGACTGAATATTATTTAAAACTTCACCATCTATTTCATATTCAGCAAAGTTGTATTCTTTTTCTTTCGTAGAAGGTAATGCATCTACAATATCTTTTTTAAAATTAAAATCGTGTTTATGAACTTGAGAAGTAAATGCATCATAAAATTGGTAATTTGCGCCCACTAAACCCTTTTGAATCATCTCAAACATATTTTCTTTTTGTTCTTCGTTATAACTCAATATTGGAATATAATTAGTCCCACCCCTTTCTTCTTCCGCAAGGTTAGGCGTAGAAGCATACATAAAGGGTTTAGAAGCATTTATGGGTTCTTTATCAATCATAGTAAGAAGGTCGTTCACTATGAGTTTATCCACACCGAGAGTAGAATAGATAAAATCAGGAACGCCATCAGAGGTTGTCATTCTATTTTTAATCCAAGCGATTGCTTTCAAAGGATCTAAATTTGGAACGATTAGTTTCATTCTATTTTGAAAACTAGATTCGCCTTCTTGTTCAACTTCTTTATCCAAAAATTCTTTGGCAATATCTGATATCATTTGAAAAGGACTACCAGAATATGGTTTGTTTACGTTTTTATAATTTGATTTAAAAAGAATATCTTCATAAAGACTAAGGAGTACGAGTTCAGACGTTTCATTTATTTTTGTTTGTGATATGACAGTTTCTATAACAAACCGTTTTTCTACGACAGGTTCTGCTGCAGAAGAAGGTTTAATTTTAATAACAACAAATTCAGCACCTTGTAAATCAAGTCTACCCATAAGATTTGATTCATCAGCAAATGCTAGTTTTGCAGTTAAAAATGGGCAATCTAAATGCTCAAATATATCTAAGTCAGATACAACATTTGCTATTTCTACTGGGATAGTAGATCGTGAAGAAAATATTTGTACACTTTCTAATACATACTTTTTACTTGGTTCAGCCATTAACTAGTCAATGCTCTCTTAAATGAACTTGCTATCTGTGTAATGTTAGCAGGTTTGATAACTTTCATTTGTTTTAATGAAGTATTTATTCTATGATATCTATCGCTAATTGTTACTTCATTATACAATGCAGGTGCTGGTGCGGTTGGATCTATATCAACCTGCTCTTTATTTGCATCTTCATAATGATGAGTAGCATTGAATTCTTTACCAGTTCCAACAATCGTCAGTGTTCTCGTCTGACCCAAAGTGTTTGTGACTATAACTGCCTCACCTTGCCTGAACGTTGATGGTTTACCTGCATTTGCATAATCAGATGTATCAACCACCAAGATGCCGTGATCAATATCTCGTTTAATAATTTTACCACGACATCCTGATATAACTCCTTGCACATATTCATTCTGTAAAAAAGTTTGTGATAAATCGGCACGAACATAAATGTATTGGTGGGGAAAATCAGTTGCTAGTTTTTCATCCATCTGTTTATAAGTCAATGGCCATCCATGTGAACGGAGAGAATCATTCATCATATAAAAAGTCCAGTGGTATGTTGGTGTATCATATAAAAACATAGAAACTTGATCAGGACGTTCACCGTCTTGAATATTGTATGGTTCGTAAAAATGTATCCCTTCTCTAACTTGGTCAACAACGTCAACATATTGAGTGAGATCCCTGAAGAATTCTATTTGTCTTGTTGCACCACCTAAATTTTCGTGGTCATCACCAAAGGTGTATGCTGTTTTTTTAAAATTTTTAAAGAAGTCCATTAGAATCCTGCCTCGATATCTCTCTTACTCAATGCTCTGTACTCTAGGAATGTTAAGTTTAAATCAATTTCTGTTGGGTGACCATCTTCAAAGAAAACACCACCACTTGTAGAGTTATATGCAGCTTGCACATCTTTCAGATAACAATATTGAATCTTTGGTATTTGTAAAGTCCCGCCATCAAACGCAAATTCAATTCTATAGATGTTAGGAAACTCGTAACCGATAGGAACACCTTCAGACACATCTATTTCACGAGGATACATTTGAAATCTAAAATTTTCAATGATGCTTCTTATAGTGATTGCCTCTTGTGGAGAGGTGGGGATTAATTTGAAAGAAAATGCAAATGATCTCATTGATGGTTGATCAAAAAGCAAACGTGTGCCAGGATTCATTCCTGTTTGTAAAGCTGAGGAAACCGCATTCGCAGTTCCTCCTGGAAATTTCTTCGCTAATCTTGCTGCTCCTACCTTCGTTGCTTCTGCTGATATACTACCAGTAGCAAGATTAAATATACTTTCTATGCCTTCTGATAACCCTGAACCAATGGCACCCAAAATACTTGATCCCGAATTTATCGCTGCCGTAGCGGCCATACCTGCCCCACCAAGATTCGCACTATTGTAATTGACCGCATCATTGTATTGTAGTGAAGGTGGGAAAAACAACTGAATAGCAGGACGACTTAAATCACGATAAGCACGAAGGTCTGTAAGTTTTTTACCCATCACTTCTTGGTTTTCTTTAATTTCTTTATTGATTTCAGCGTTTTCTGCTTCAAATCTTCGCCTATTGGCTGCTGCTTTTTGGTCAGATTGAAACTGAGCATCTGCAGCAAAAGGTCCACCCTCTTCATCATCAGCATCATCAAACCCAGTAGCAACTTCATCGTTTGTAGATTCTGAAGTTTGACCTTCTGTTACTTTTGTAACAAGATCACTATTAAAAACATCTCCAAGAGCACCATCAATTAAACCTGTATCAATTTTATATGGGTGAAATACAATGTGTGCTGGATACATGTCTGTACGATTCACAGGAAACTTGAGTATCTGAGTTGACCCTCTACTTTTCTTTATTTGTTGCGTGTTTCCTACTTCTGGAATTGATGCATGTCCACCATACTTCGGACTAGAAGTTAATGGAATTTGATTCCGACCTCTTGGGTCTGTAGCATCCGCAGAAGAATTTGCCTTCGGTCTAGAAGTTTGAGTAGCACCTATCGGATCATAAGACATTTCTTTTTCCTATAAATAAATAAAATTCATTTGAGCTATTTATAAGGTTTTTATGGCATATTCTGGCAAATATAGAATCAAGAATATGGGCAAATATTCTGGTGATCCTGATAAAGTAACGTATCGTTCTTCATGGGAAAAGGCATGTTTTATTTGGTGTGATAATAATCCAAATATTAAGTCATGGTCATCTGAAGAAGTTGTTGTACCTTATAAATGGGATATAGATAAGAAAATGCATAGATACTTCGTTGATCTTAAAATTACATTCAACGATAATAAAACTTTGCTTATAGAAATCAAACCCGATAAAGAAACTAGTCCACCCAAACGTCCAGATAAATCTAAACGATATATCGGTGAAGCGATGACTTATGTCAAGAATATGAATAAGTGGGAAGCAGCAAACAGTTATGCAAAGGATCGTGGTTGGGATTTTCAAATATGGACAGAAGAAACTCTACATAGTATGGGCATCATGAAGAAGTTGAAGGGTCTGAAACCATTAAAACCATATAAGAAAAAACGTAAAAAATGATATAAATAGTAACATGGTAGATAGCAAGTTATTTCAAAAATTAGAATTAGAAGCATTTCGTGCTGGTATAACCCCAAGAACTGAAGAATCACGTGCTTGGTTTCGTACTAGACTGAGGCAATTAAGACGTGTGAATCGTCTAGAAGTAATGAAGTCCGATGAGGTCAAGTTAGTGAATAAATCACAACCTCTCATCGGAACAATGAATATGTTTTTCTATGATCCAAAAACGAAAGACACATTACCTTTCTATGATAGGTTCCCATTAGCAATTATCTCTGGTCCAGCACCAGGAGGTTTTTATGGAATGAATCTACATTATCTACCACCAGTTCTCAGAGCGAAGTTTTTAGGCGCATTGATGGATCTAACAAACAATACAAAATTTGATGATACGACCAGATTCAAAGCAAGATATGAAATGATCAATAAAATAAGAACATTGAGATACTATAAACCTTGCTTCAAACATTACCTATTTGCTCATGTAAAATCAAGACTCGGAAGAGTATCACCCGCAGAATGGGAAATAGCAACCTTTATGCCAACTGCTGATTGGGCAAAAGCGAGTGGAAAAGAAGTTTATAAAGTTTCTAGAGGAATGATTTAATGGCAACCATAGACCAGTTAAAATCCGCAGTATCTTTCAAATTAGGTGTAGCAAAACCAAACCAATTTATGGTAGAACTTCCAACCGATTTCAATTCTAATAGTGGCGGTATCCTCAGTGCTATCAGAAATTTGATGAGTGGTAATGAGTTGAACTTACTCTGCCAAAGTGTAGGTGTTCCACCCAAAACCGTTTTAACATTAGATCAAAAGATGGGTGTCCAAGCACGTAAAGTTGCATATGGATATTCTGGTGCAGGGTCTGTTAATCTGACTTTCCTATTATTAAATGATTATGGCATAAGAAAATATTTTGATACATGGTATTCCTCAACAACTTCGCAAAACACAGGGAAAGCATTTTACCATAGCAACTATGCAAGACAAATTAAAATTCATCAATTAAGAAAACCCATAACTAATAAAAAGTTTGGTGCAGGTCCGATCAGTCTCAATGTGGGTATTGGGCAAGGAACTGTTTATAGTGCTTTGTTAGAAGAAGCATACCCAACAAATATAACACAAACTGAATTTACTAACGACGCCGATGGCGTTATGCAGTTAACAGTTGAAATGACATACACTAAATGGTCACCTGTAGAAGACAATCAGGGACTGTTCTCACTTGACGCTAGCTTAGGATCTCTTTCTAGCTTTTTAAGATAAAGGAAAATTAAATAATGGCACTGCCACGTTTGAATGAAACTATTTGGTATGATCTTAAATTACCATCATCAGGTGAAGTAATTCACTACAGACCGTTCCTAGTAAAGGAACAAAAAATCTTGCTACTTGCAGGAGAATCAAACCAACCAAAGCAGGTAATTCGGGCAATCACAGATACAATTAAATCATGTGTCCAAGAGGACATCGATGTTACAAGTTTATCGTCATTTGATGTGGATTATATCTTTACACGAATCAGGGCAAAATCGGTTGGTGAAACTGCTGAATTAGTCATAAAATGTTCAGAGTGTGAACATGATAATGATGTGAAAGTAGACATCATGCAGACAAAAGTCATTGGTGATATAAAACCACAAAATATTCAGTTGACACCTGATATTGCAATTGAAATGCACTATCCAACATATAGTGACCTAATGTCAAACACTGATGTCTTTGATGGTGATGATAATCCAAAGACCAGTGAATCCTCAATGAACCTAATCATCTCTTGCATGAAAACACTTCTGACAGATGAAGAACGGATTGATTTAAAGAATGAATCAAGGCAAGAGGTTGTGAATTTTATGGATTCATTAAACTCTGAACAGTTTGAAAAGATTGCAAAGTTTATCGGAGATATTCCTAAACTGAGTTACAACATGAAATTTACATGTGAAAATTGTCAACACGAAAATGAATTATTGATGGAGGGTATGGACAATTTTTTCTAGTTTGCCTCTCGCATGAATCATTAGAAAATTTTTACACAACAAATTTTCAATTAATGCAACACCATAATTATTCGATAAAAGAACTTGAAGAAATGTTGCCTTGGGAGAGGGAAATATACCTCACTATGTTAGTCCAATATCTAAAAGAACAAAGAGAAAAGCAACAACAAGAACAGACAGCAGGATATTAAGATGGCAGAAGCAACCTTAAATGATGTAAGCGCAAAACTCAGTTCTCAGATGAGAGTTGATGAGGTAATTGCTCGTGGTGTTAATGGACTGAGAGACGACTTCCAAAAACTGTATGGTATCCAAGAGAAACTTCTTCGTCAGATGGCAGAAGCAGCACGTGAAGGTGGTTCTGGTGGTGGAGGAGGTGGAGGTGCTTCACCTGAAAAGGAAGCAGAAAAGTCTATCAATCCGTTTCTTGCTGCAGCAATAGTTGCTGCTACTGCAATGGTGACTGCTGTAAAAGATTATTTTCAGAATGTCACAAAACTGCTTAAGACATTATTTAAACCTGTCACTGCTGCAATTCGTTTTGTGTTTAGGCAAATCAGAACTGCATTTAGAACATTATTCAAAGCATCAAAACTTGGTGAATATGCTGCTGATATTGGTAAGAGTATAAGAGGTCTTATGGGTCGTATTGGTAGTGCATTAAAGGTATTAATGCCTGATCCAGAGGCAGCACAAAAAGCATTTAAGGCACTCAAAGGTTATTTTGGTAGGATCAGAACTTTCTTCACATCTGGTGGAGATGATGCACTCAAGTTTCTCACCGAGAATAGCATTTTCAAAGTTTTAAAGAATGGATTTATAGCAATCAAAAATCTATTGTTCGGATCATTTCAAGGTGAAGAGATAAAACTTGTAAAGGATTTCTTTGGTCGCATCGGTCAAACAGTTGGAGACTTTTTTAAACCTATCAGAACATTCTTTTCAGCAGAGGGTCCACTTGCTAGAGTTGTTGGAATGGTTAAGAATGCTTTCTCGTTTGCAAGTGAAGGAAGTGGATTCTTAAAAACTCTTAGAACAATTGGTCGTGTTGTTGGTCGACTTGCATGGCCGATTACTTTGATCATGGGTGTAATTGATTCCATTACAGGTGCATTTAAAGGATTTGTAAACACTGATGGCACTATCGCAGAAAAGTTATTGATGGGACTGCTTGGTGGCATCTCTGGACTGCTTGAAGGTATTGTTGGTATGCCTCTTGATCTGTTGAAAGGTGCTGTGGCATTTATCCTTGATAAAATGGGATTTGAAAATGCTGCAGAATTTCTTAAAGGATTTAAATTTACAGACATAATTCGTGATATCATTATGTCTCCGATTGTAATGTTAAAACGTGCATTCAATGGCATTATTGAGTTAATTGCTGCAGCAGTCGAAAGGTTTGATATTCCATTCGTTGATGAAAAGGAAGCAGCAGCAACAATACGAGGATTTAAATTTGATGACACTGGTGAGTCACGAACCGAGATGGTTGCTCGTAAGAAGGGTGAGGAACAAGCGGCAGGTGAAGCATTAGATAAGTATGACGCTGAAACAAAAGGATTTGGTAAGGAAAAATATAAATCCAAAAAACAAGCACAGATTGCTGCTAGAAAACAGGGACTGTCTATGACTTCTGTTGCTCAAGACGATGAAGGCAATTATAGAGTCGTCAGCAAAGGTAAAGGTGGACCTCAGGAAATAAAAGAAGGACAGTTATCAGGTAAAGGTGCAACTTCTGTAGATGCCACACCTGTTCCTGCAGCAATGCCAGGAGGTAGACCGATTATCGTTCAGGATAATTCATCTCAAGTTAGTGGCGGTGGTACAGTATTGGCAGGGGAAACCCGACCATCCACTGGGAATGGTCAGGCAATGAAAACAGGTTTTGTTTCTGGTGTTGGTGGATAACTTAGTCTTCGTTTGCCAACTTAGCAAAATAAGACATAGTATCGTCACCATCCATAGTATCAGCAGTGATTGGTTCCTGAACAGGAGTTGGCATAGGTGTTGCTACAGGTTCATTCATCATAGATTCCTGCGCCATAGTAGGTGCACCCATCTGTTCCTGTTCACCAAGAACACGCATCAACTTTGCTTTTAGTTCATCATAAGACTTATAGTTCTTAGGATCGTTGAATTCACTCAGATCATGCAAACTATTAAAGACAGATTCAAGTTTAGAATCGTCGCCTTCCATTAGTGGTGATGAACTAGCGAACTCAGACTTATCGTAGTTACGATATCCCTCTACATTTCGAATCTTCAATTTGAAGTCGGCACCTTCCCACATATCAAATGGGTTTACAGGTGTTTCATCGGCAAACGATGGTTGCATAACATCCATCAATTTATCAAAGATCTTCTTACCGAACTTGTAAAGCATAACCTTACCTTCATTGTGAGGTGCAGAAGGATCAGAAACAACTAGCACATTCGTCACATAGTGTAGACGACGTTTTTGTGCACGTGCAGTTTCTTTATCCGCATCAACGCCAGAGTTCCATAGGCGACTGTTCAGTTCACCGACTGGATCTGGTTGACCAATAGAAGTAAGAGAGTTCTCAATATACCACTGACCAGTTGGACCTTTGAATCCATGATCCCAATAACGTACCCACGGAAGGTCTTGTCCTTCTGCTGCTGGCAAGAATCGTAGTACGGCATAACCATTACCTGCTTTATCAACAGTTGGTTTCCAGATACGTTCATCGGCATAAGACTTCTTTTCAGTAGTCCCACCCCCTGCTTGTTCTGCTGCTTGTACGAGTTTTGAGATTTGATCGCGATTGCGTTTTAAGTTTTCGAATGACATATATTTATCCTTTGTATGTACTGAAATATTGCTGTATTATTATATCATATTTACACTGTAATGTAAAGTTATTTATACCACTTTTATTCAAATAATGCTGAATCAATGGTATTAGTTTGCGGAAGGAAGTTGAGACCCATTGCTTCTGCCTCTAACTTATCTTTTATGATTGGTGAGATAAACTTCTTGACGTCTTCTGGGTCAATATCGTTTTTCTCACATAACAATAGGATTGCTTCCATATATCCTATTGACTTTTCAACGACCTCGTGTTCTACGAGTTTTGAAAATCTGCTTTTGTTTAAAAAGTTTTCTTCTACCTGATTACTCATTTATCGAATGCTTTCAATATGATTGTATCTTTGTTGATTCTTCCATTAGGAATAGAAGATTTAGTAGTTAGTTCAGACCATGCTTTGCCGATCTGATTAGGAGTCTTTTTCAAGACGATACCAAGAAACTCATCTGGTTTCCGAAGTTTAACTATGCGACTGTTTACACCATCGAAGTTTTTAATCGTTGAACCACTAATCTCAAATCCTTGAGCAGACTGAGTAAGATACTCGGTGATCTGTTTAGTTTTAGTGTTGAACACATACAAACGAATCTTACCGACTATCTGAATAGGAGGTATAGAAACCAACTTGAAGTCGTTATCTTGAGTCTTGTACTTAACATGACGAACTTGCCTATCAGCAGTCTTCGGTGCTTTTACTTTAGTCTTCCGAGTTGCTTTAGCAGCAGAAGTAATACGATCAAGATCGGCGATCATACTTTCACATACTTTAAGTCGGCGATTGAGTTCAGGTCTTTTCAAGAAAGAGTAACCTTCAACGGCATCAGGACACGACTTGTTGTAGGCATCTGAATAATCAAGTAACCATCCCTCAATCACCTCACGAACTGGTTTTGTTGCAGAAGCACCCAGTCCATGTTTCTTGAATAGAGCATATATATCTAGAGAAGTTTTTTCACCCTCCATCCAAGAATCTTCTAGATCTAACAAATCTTGCATGATAGTGTTAGATATTTTATTTTGCAATCTCTGCATCGGAGACAATGAAACTATACGATCAGAATCTTTTCTTTGAGATTCTTTCTCAAACCATAGTTCTTTTCCTATGGTAATGAGTTGATGTATATAACCGTGCAGTTTACCTTTCCAATAATCTACACGTTCATTGCTCTCATTAGAGTTAATCAGGAACGCTGCAGTTGCACAGTGCCAAGTTGCCATAGTGAACTTGTAGTCAGGAACAGCATTAAGATACTTCATCTGCTCCTTACTCAACTGTGTCTTAGCATAAGACTTGAACGAACTGATCAAATCTTTGCGCTCTACTTCCGTATGAAAAAATGAATGAACAGCATCAAGTCCTTTAGCAAAAGGTGCTCCTGTTACTCCAGAACGACGTGCTACAACTTTTTTCTTTTTACGAACTGCCATGATTAACTCCTATGAAATATGACTCTCTCCATATATTATATCATACTTTTATATGGAAGTAAAGCATTAATTTCGTTTTTTTTAAATTAATTTAATATTTCTCGAGTTTCTTGTTCTATATCATCAAGTAAATCATTATAAAACTCCCACTGGATATCATCCCAGAAGTCTTGTGCATCTTCTGTTTTCCAATTACCTTCTTCTTCATCCCACTGACCGTCAAGTTCAGGAAACTTATCTTGAGCACGTTCAATAATATTTTCCCAAAGAATCAACTCATCTTCAATAAGTTTATTACCTTTCCATATCTGTATCCCAATAAAATTAGGAAACTCATCTTCATAAGTTGATATGGTCAAGAAATTGTTACAGACATCATATAATTCGTCAATGACTTTTTTGATACCTTCGGACGGACTATCCCATGCAGAAGTAATTTGAAACTGATCATTATCCATGTCATCAAAGTAGTTCCACTTGGCACCAGTATTATCTACATTCCAAGATCGAGTTTCAAGCATTTCATATGGTGTTTCTTTTGAAACGAACATATCAGAAAACCATTTATAGTCTTGATCCTCTCGAACGTTTGCATATAATTCATTTAATCTTAAAATTGCTGCTTCGTTCAAACCTTCAAAACGAACAGTTGTAGTAACATGATTTGGCATTACCCTCTCCTCATTCTTGCTATCTCTTTAGCATCATTGCTATCTTTACGAACTGGAACCATATTACTTTTATGCAGTGTACCGATCCCTGCCAGTTCATCGCCAGTATATTGTTTCGCAACTCTCTTAAACCCATTACCAACAAAATCTGATGTAGGTGCAACTCTTTCGACGTGATAGTCAGGTATAGACACTCTGTAGTTTGTTTTTGCATATCCAACCTTCTTCAGCAACTTCGCCATCTTGCGTTCTTCTTCACGAATCGCTTCCGTCTTTTTGCCTGATTTACGTTTACGAGTATTGAGCGAGGTCATTCCTCTAACCAGATGCATCGTCATTTAATATGCCCCTTTTTTTCCATATCTACAATCCTTTTCTTAAGATATTCCATAACAAAATATTCTGTTGCTGATAAGTGATCTGGTTTGGTATTATCAACAGGAAGTTTTTTAAGACTTAACTTTTCCAATTCACCTTGGAATATTCTATATGCAAGAATTCGGTCACTTGACATATCTGGAATCATAATACACAACTCATAAAACTACTGACAATATCTGGACGAAAATATACAATCAGTCCAGTCACAACAACGCCGAATAAGAATCCCCACATTAGTCCCACTCCTTATCATAATTTACTGTATCGCGCATACGATCACCATAATACTTTTCAGCATACTGTGGAGCATCTGTCCAAGCATTAATGTTAGTATTGTCATACATGTATGATTGAGTTTCAGTCTTACGAACACGTTGGTTTCGTGCAAGTTTTTTAGCAAACTTTTTAGAATGACGACGGATAACTGCTAAACGTTGTTTTTGTGTCATCTCTTTAGTGATATTCATTTGTGCCATTATATAACTCCTCTACAATACGATTGATAACGTTCGTCAAGTTCTTCGCAGGTTGTGCAACCTTCAAGAATATATGTTGCTGTAAACTTTGATGTCTCTTCGGCAATGAAGTCATGGAGAGCAATATAATCCATATAGAAATCAAACTGATCAGGTGTGTAAACACCATATCCTGCCCAATGTGAAACATCATTGGTGATTTTTGAAATCCACAATCCAGGATTTGTATCCATTTCCGCTTGTGCTTTTTCGTTGATGCAATCAATGTGATTTTTAAGGTTTGCTGCATTAATCGCAGATTGAGTAGCAGAATCAAACTCGAACATTTCAACTTGCTTAGACATAATATAACTCCTCAAAGATTATCTCTACATATATTATATCATACTTTTAGAAAGAAGTAAAGCTTTTTTTTATGATTTGTAGATTTTTCTTAAATAATCTTCAAACTGATCGACCTTTTCGATTCGATTAGGCCACAAAATGTATTCTTTTTCTGGATTCTTTTTAAGATTTGCTAGCAGAGGTTGAATAGCATTATATAACTTGTCAAGTTTTTCTTGATTACCTAATGCTGCTTGTTCAGCATCTTGTGCAAGTGCCTGAGTTTGTTGAACTGCTTTTAATTCAGTTTCATCTACAGCAGTGAATCCAAAATCAAAGATATCATCGTCAGACATTACCATTCCCTTCTTATAAATGCATATTGAGCAAACAAAACATACCCAATAGCAACCCACAAAAGATTGCCATTGAGTCCTGCTTGTGATATCACCCAAGCAAATGGGCAGATAATTAAAAGATCAAATAATTTTACTGATTTTTCGGTCTTATTGCTTGTTTGTAACATACGTATTGGTTTCCAATCGGTGTCGTGATAGGCATGGATTTAGCATTTGGATCTGGGGCACGACATTCAATCTGTTTCCACCAGTTATATCCTTCTGCATTCCACTTCAGTTTTTCGTCTAAAAATTCTCGTTCATTGATTCCAATGATTGTTGCTAATAAAAGTATCCCTATCATTTTTTGTTACTCCGGAAAGTGATGAGGGGATCACCGTTGTCCCCTCGCGAGTCTATTGAGCGACCAACCTTAAATTTAGCAGTGCCAGTATATAATTGCTGGGTGCGTTCTCCTTTTGTTAATGTAGGGCTTCCACCTACTCCCCGTCACATATAGTAACGCCAGCGCTTACCTCCCCTTTAACATAGTACTCTCTATGACTGAGGGTTCAAAACCTCTCGGGCAGGGCCATCTGGACCTCGCTTTAACGTCTGCGTGTCCAAGACGTTGCGTTCCTACTAAGTTTTATATGGGCGAACGGACCATTCCCATATTCCCTATTTATAAGGGAAGGGGTTCCGACAATGGAGTAAGAGAGAGAGGAGTTATATTTACTCTACATTGTCGGAATTCTTTTTGAAAATAACCTCATATCCTGAGACTGATTCTCCAATTTTTTTATTTGTTAAAGCATCAATGCCTGAGTTGTAAAAAGTTAAAACGTGAAGAACCTCTCCGTCCTTCTCATAATACTTTCTCAGATCATTCGCTTCATAAACAGTTCCTTGATTTGCTGTTTCCCAAGTTGCTACTTTATACCCAGGATACTCTATAGAATCACGTTCTGAAATAAACTTGACCTTCATTATGCCGCAACCTTTTCTTCAACTGTGAATGATGCAACTTCTTCGTCTTTCCAAATACTTTGGATAACAGCAGACAGACCTTCACGTGTATGACGAATGGTTTCCCACTTGTCACCATTTTCCATGGTTGTAGTGATGATAAAATAATCGATAACTTTTTTCATAATATAAACTCCTCAATGAAAACTCTCTACCCTTATATTATATCATACTTTTCGATAATAGTAAAGCTTTTTTTTCTTTTTTTACCAACTTTTTTCGTTACCACTGATTGTTTTTGGACCTTCTGTAAGTTCTTTGATTCGCTCATATGCCTTATATAAAGACTTTGTCAATTCAGCATTATCTGCTTTCAGATTTGCAATCTCTCTTTCATACGAACCAATCTTAGCACGAAGATAAGGTTCTTCGTAATTTAAATCAGGTTCTACTATTTTGAAGTCGACGTCTTGATCCATTTGTCGTATATCTCCTCTTGTAATCTATATGCTTCTTCTTCCCAAGGAAGTGCCATATATTCGTCAGTTGTACTGAACACGGAAATATATTCTTCACCTTTCCATGCTTTACGAATACCATAGTCTTTCAAGATACCTCTTTCGTGTTGCCGAACATGAACCATCTCATGAAATATAGCAGTCATGAAATCTTCTTCTATCAAACCTTTTTGAATCTCAAGTTCATGGTTGCCTTTTTCTATGCAACAGTGATAAGCATCAGCATCATCTGGTATGTCTGTGATATTTACTTGTACCGATAGATTTTTCTTGCGAGGCATAAGACACTTAATTGCAAAGTTTACTGCATCATAAACCATTTTGCGTTCTTTGCGAGTGCCACCATCAATACTAATAAACATCATAACTTCCTCCTCCTATTATTATATCATATATTTAAATAAAAGTAAAGTTATTTTTTATCATTTTTTGTGTGAACTTCAATAGAAACATTGTCTGTGACAGGGAACTTAATCTGATCATGTTTATGGTGAATTACAAATTTAGTCCTAGTCTCACCATTAGAGTATTGCCCTTGATCACTGAAGTCCTTAAATATGTTTGCCCATAATGGTCTCCAGTTTTCAGCAAGTCTATGGTTGTTCATATTACCACGATCTGAGTTCATAACGAGGTCAGTATAAGATCGTAGATTGAAATCCATAATAGAATCAAACCCCCACATATGCACAACGTCTGCTTTTAATTTAGCAGCAGCATAATACACTGCCATGTGACCACAGTTGAAATCTGTGTAGTTTGGGCAGTAACTTGGTTTCTTTGTATAGAACTCTTTTATCCGACCTGCTATTTTCATGTGGAAACCAGGATGCTTTTCACAGTATAATTTAGGACGCATGCCAACGATCCACTCACCAGGAGGCATAGATACTTCTTGTTTATTAATAGCATGCATCATTTTAAAATCAACGATCATCGTAGCATACTGATCAGGAACTTCAAACGGTGAAAAGTTACAAGTAAGTTTCAAACCTTTTCTTGGTGCGTTATTATAAAAATCTGCACAATCACCATTACCAATAACATGAACTACTCTAGGCATTTTTAGATATCACCTCTTTAATTTTCATAAGACCTTTTATTTTAACTTTACCTTTTGCCCCTGTATGGTGCTGAATACTTATAGGTCCAGTATAACCATCTTCATCTGTAGCAAGACGCATCACATTCCACTCAGGCGGAATATCATTGATATGCGTGATTCGCATGATAGGGTTAAGCAAAGTGTGTAAAACTTCTTGGTCACCGATATTGGGGTTATCGCGAATAGCATTACACCAAGTGTGGAGTATCTGTGGTCTGCCGATAAACCCTACAACTCCGCTGTTATGCCAAATTTCTTTACGTCTTTTCGTCCATGGTTTATCTTCTACCATATTCAATTTGTTTGGTACGATCATTCTGAATAGAGGGTTCAAATTAGTTTTTATTTCGCAATCAGTATCCAACCAAACCGTTTTGACTGCTGGTGAATTAAACATTGCTATCGGTTTATTGAACCAACCTTGTTCTTTAGTTTTACGGAGGTTCATAATCCCATTGACTCGTGGATGACTTGAAACATATTTTAAATATTGTTCAGACATACCGAAGTCTGCAATAATCAAAGGTCGCTTTTCATGTTGCCCATAATTTTCAATAAACCAATTTAGTTGCCATTCAGTATTAGAATCACAACCAGTTAAAACACATTCTGGATATTTTCTATTTGACATTTAACAACTCATATCTTTTACCATGTTTTTTCAATCCATGTTTCATTTGTATTCCTGCTACATTTTGAATAGTGCTGAATGAATCACGTGCCTCACAAACCCATGGATAATATTCTTGAATGGATGGTAAATTTTCTTTGTTTAAAAATATATCAGTTGGTCTTGCTACTCTTTGTGCTGCCTGTGTAAGAATCCATGCACCTTTAGGTGTAATGACATAACCATGCGCACCACCAAAATATCTTTTCTGAGTCAAAGGATTTACACCAAGCATAGCAGGTGTATTGAACTCACCATACGATGGTTTTGAAAAGGTCATAAAATGTTGAAAATTTGCAAACACTGGAACATCACCAGTAACGATAGCATCATGTTCAAAGATAACAGTTCTTTTCCCACTCTGCAAACACCTTTCCCATAAACTAAAATGAGATAAGAATGTTGCCATACAGTTCACTCTACGAGAATAAACCTCTTCAAAATTTTCGGTAGGGATATTCCTTACTTTGAACTGCGCTTCTGGGTTATCTTTTGGTGTAAGAGCAGCAAATTTTTCTACTTTCATATCAAACATAGATGCTGACTTAATGCACCTATCTGCTGCTTTAACAGATTTTTCAAGATCCATTATTGTAATCACAAAAGCTTCGTATTCCATAATCTATCCTGTAGTAGTAGAGGGCAGTCCTTGTACTTTTGTATAGAACCTTCTAGTCACTCCCATATTGGGAATTAATTGTTTACACATAATCGCATCGTTTGGCCATGCACCATATTTTTCAACTGCCATAATAAGTTCTTCAGCACCCTTTGGTTTTATTATATAGGCACTGTTTCCAGCAAGACCTTGCGGCACATTGAAATCATCAATATCTGGTATCGGTTGTATTTCTTCTTTTTTACCTTTTACTATATCATAAAATTTCTTTGCTCTTCTTGTCGCCATAAGAGGGTTATTGATTCCAACAATATCATACTTTGAATCTAGAATTGGTTGAGGGTCAAACTTATGCACAAAAACTGCATCATGTTCTAAAACTAAAATAGGAACGTCTTCTCTGAAAGATTTATACCATAACAAATAATGACTAGCAAAACATGCCATCCGTCTTTCTTTGTAAGTCGTAGGATAAGAACGTTTTACAAGACCAGTTAATAGATCTACAGTTTCACCTTCCCAAGGATAGTTCCACTTGAGTCCATTTCCTTTGAAAACAGTATCCGCTAAGTCAGCAGTAACCGCATCAAACTTTTCTACCTCAAATTCATTCTTAACTTTCTCGGAAGATTTAATCAATGTTTCGTATCCTTCAAAGGACACTTTATTATTTGGTATGACTATAGAATAAGCATTCATGATCTTTTTAGTACCGTATATCCTACATTCGTTGTGCCACGTTCAATGATTTTCCATGTAGTGCCATTGTCACAAAAATCTGAAAGGCATCTGTAAAGTGCATCTTTTGGGCGATCTTGACAGATAGTAGTATCATGAGCGATAATATATTTCTTGATGTAACCAGCATGCATAGCAAGTTCTTTTTCCATATGCTGACGTTGATGTAAAGAGTCAATCACCAGCATATCAATGTCACGATCACTGATAGAGTTTAAGGCAGTAGAGTCTGCTTCCCTTACTACAAGTTCAATCCCATTTTTCTTACAGTATGGTTGGGCAAGGGATTTAAGTTTCCATCTATACTTCTCGTGGTTAATATCAACCAGTTCCATGTATTCTGGTTTATGTTCACCAGTCATAACAGAAGCAGCAGAACCACCTTGATGCGTTCCTAGTTCTTTATACGATTTACAATCTTTCATATATTTACGGATAGCATCATGCATAGCACAATAATCTTTGCCATGATGTTCTTCTTGTTGTGACCGAATCTCCGTATAGAATTCATCTACCGTTTTTACATGTTTCAATTCAGCAGTTAGCATAATTATACCTCATATTTTAGTGCGTCTAAACACATGTCTTCTAAAGTTTTTTCTTCTTTAAAATATTTTGACTCATAAGGAACTGTAGATATATCAACATCGCCATCCCTTCTACTTGTTTCCACCACTTCAAACTGAGTGTTAGAAACACTTCTCATAGTATCTATGACTTCTTTAACTGTGTATCCATTGGGTGATCCTAGACAGTCTATTTCGTTTGTAGGATCATTTTCTACTATTCTAAGCAACGAATCAACAATATCTTTGACATGAGTATAGTTTCTAATACAAGTCCCATCTCTAGTATCGTAGTCAGTTCCATGTATATAAAGTTTGTCAAATTTACCATTGACCACTGCTGCTGCTTTTCTTATGAGATGACTGTATTCATCATCGAATTTACTCATCCCGTCGTTGCCACTCACATTATAAAACCTAACAACACTTGTCCTATCGCAATATTGTTTGGCGACTAACTCACCAGCATATTTTGAACCTGCATATGGATTACTTTCTGGTTCAAATGCGCTTCCTGTTGAACAGTATATAAAATGGTCAATAGGGTCTATAAGAGATTTAGCGACATTAGCAGTTCCTATGACGTTTGTAAGATAATAGTCATAGGGGTTCTTTACTGATTCAGGAACTTTTGTTTTAGCAGCAATATGAACGACCTTGTCAATATTGTGTATGTGTTTAGATTCTACACGGATATCCCAATTAAAAAACCGTTTGGTATATTCGGATATATCATTTTGATTCCAGTTATAATCTGCTGCTAAAATCGAATGACCTGCTTCTGCTGCTGTCTTGACAAAGTGAGAACCGATATACCCTGTGGCACCTGTTACTAATAATCTCATGAACTTCTCTTACAAACCAACACTGCAGATCCTTGACTTCCAATGAATCTATCTACTATAGTTAATCCACTGTTCTCTATCAGTTCTTTTATTTCTGTTTCTGTTGCATCTAAACAATCCGCTGGTTCACAGACACTTTGCCCTTCGTTGTATTCTAGATATATTGAACCAGTTTCGTTAAGTTGGTCTCTCCAAGTTTCGATTGTTTTTTTAGGATCGTTGCTATGATCGAATGAATTAGAATAAACGATATCTGCTTTTCCTATCCATTCTTCTCTTGGCATTGAAAAATCGTGCTGAATAGTATTTTCAAATTGATCAGCAGTGTCACTTATTTCACTTCCTATGATATAGGTGTCAGGAAAATGTTTAAGGAAGAATCTCATCTCCCCACCATTTCTAGTCCCGTGACATATGATGTAACTTGCTTCTTTTTTATGTGCACAAATTTTCGCAATCCCGTGTTCTTTTGCATACACCCATTTTATTTTTGATTTATTCACCTTAGTCTGAGCAGCAACATATTCTTCATACGATTTATGTTCATATATTTTCATTGGTGAATCTCCTATCCACGTTGATATTCAAAAGTCCACTTGCTTTGTGGAAGGTTTACGATTTCATGCAAATGGGGTTCATTCCATTTATGACCAGTCATTTGCACATGCACAAATTTAGTATTGGCAGTTCTTTCATCATTGATATTACCAGTAATTGCTAGTGGACCTCTAATGTAATGGATTTGAGAATTCCATCCATTATCCATTTCAACGAAATCGATATCATTAACAAATGACATAGCATGAAAATAATTTTGATCGACCGTATAAAATCTTCCCAAGTTTTTACTTCTCATCAGGTTCATATATTCTTGAAATGGCATCCAGTTCCTAGCTTTTTGCATTCCTTCATTTGAAAATACTACAACTCCTGCATTGTATGTTTTTAGATGACCATCGTTATCTCGAGGTAATTTCACTCCCCATTTTTCTTTGATAACGTTGTTCCACCTTTCGTCATTGGATTTATTAATATGCCCACCGACTGTAATTGTCGCTCTTTGTTTCCCTTGAAATGGTTCAGTACATGCGCCAATATCCCCAAAGTTTTCTTCAAAGATGTTTTCATTTAAATTTTCCACTGGAAAGACGTCTAGGTCAGTAACTAAAACATTGTCATATTCTAAAAAGGAATCGTCAATTATAGGGTTCAACCATTCCCAATATGGACCATCACTGTTTACATGTTTAGACGCAATGTTAGGGTTTAGGTGCAAAAGATATTCAGACCCAATTCGATCTGAATATTGTTTCATAAGTTTACTGCTAACTTTTGCTTCCTCTGAAAGAGTCCCACACCACACTTGATAAATTAAGTTTTTCATTTAATGCTCTGTATTAGTTGTACATCTACGATATCTTTTTTTTCATTTCTAACTATCTTCATATTTTTTATTACATCTAAAGACACGTATTTGTACCCATTATAATATAAATGATTACGAGGATCGTTAACAATATCATCTACAGATAATTTATAATGCGTTTCTAGGTATTGATTATGAGAGTCTACT